TATGGCAAGAAATTAACAGTGATATTTCCATCTACACTAACCTCTATTGATTCTATTATTGAGCGCCATAACTCATTTTTTTGATTGATTGAAGCTTTTTCGTATTTTTCAAAGAAGTCATCACTCAAAACTTTTTTTAAAGGAGCTATGTTTTTATTGATTTTAGGCTCTTTTAAACTAGCTATTTCGTTTTCCAACATTTCTCTATCACGTTTATATTCATCTAACTCAATAATTTCGTTAAGATAGGCTTTTTTTAATCTTTCGATTTTTACGAAAAGAGCATCTTTTTTTCTTTTTACAGAATCTTTTTTTGTTACTTCTTTTTTTAATGTTCGTACATGCATCGCAATATTCGTTTGTATGTTATCTAGCAAATAACGTTCTAATGCTCGCTCATAGTAAGTCTTTTTATTTTTGCATCTTGTAGGGTTGTTCCTTCGTCTGGTACATCTGTAACAAGATCGAATATAATATGATACTTCTCCGTCTGTCTTTTTTATATACTTTGATTTTAAAGTTGAACAAGACATGCTGCCATTACAATCCGCACATCGAACAAGTCCCCTAAAAATATAATCGTGTGAACCGCTAGTTTTTACATTTTGAGATAGCCTTAGTTGAACTGTTTCAAAAACATCCTTGTCGATAATAGGTTCGCAATAGTTTGTATTATTTCGAAGTTTGCCGATATATTTTTCATTGGTTAAAAGTTTTCGAACACTTTGATAATCTCGAACTATCCCATGTTTTTCCTCTAGATAAGTCGTTGTTTTTCTCAAAGATCCAACTCGAACATAATAATCAAATAAATCTATCACAATATCCTTATCAGGAGTGGGAACTAACCTTTTGTTTTCAATCTTATAGCCTAAGGGTACTTTCCCACTAACGACTTCACCTTGCTGAATTTTGTTTGAAAAAACAGATTTGATTCTTTCGGAAGTCATTTGTGCCTCCAGTTCAGCAAAGCTCATCACTTGTGCGATAAAAGTTCTGCCGTAAGCTGTAGTTGTATCGTAATATTGTTGAGACACGGCATTCCATGAAACATTGTGTTTTTCCAAAATTTCTTGAGTGTTCAAATAGTGTCTTAAATTACGAAACCAGCGATCTAACTTCGTAAAAAGTATTAGATCTATTTGATCGTTTTTCACGTCATCTAATAATCGCTGGAATTCGTCTCTATTTAATTTTTGACCTGATATCCCGCCATCAATATACTTATCTACAACTTTAAGATTTTTGTTTCGCTTAATGTATTCATCCAATGTTTCTTGTTGTTCTCTTAAACTGTCACCATGTTTTGCTTGCTGATCAGTCGATACACGCATATAAATTGCTACTCGTTGCAAGTTGAATCACATCCTATTATTTAGTATAATAGGCATAGCTAAATAAGCTATTGCCTTATTTTAAACACGCGCTTTCTTGGTCGGAGGAGCGTGTTTTTTTATTTGCGTAAAAAGTATTTTTGCCTTTCCTGTAGAATAATTCATTCTTACCTTTTTTCGATATAATTAACATGCATAATATACCGATCCCTTATCGAAAGCGCAACTTTGATAGGGGGCATTTTTATAGATCAAAACTAACTTTAACAGCTTTACCAATAATGCGAGCGGGATTTTCAGGGGTAATCAATATTGGACTATAATCTTTGTTGTCTGCAATAAGCATAACTATTCCATTTTGTCTTTTCACTCGTTTTAATGTTGCTTCATTATCCCCGTTAATTATGACTGCAGCTATTTCGCCATCTTCGACATCTTCTTGTTTTCTTAGTAAAACATAGCTTTTTTCAGGCACTGTAGGTACCATGCTGTCACCTTTTGTTTTGAGAAAGAATAATTCGCCAGATGGTAAGAAATCAGCAATCTCTTCTCTATAACCCTCGATATTTTCTTCCGCTAAAATTGGTTCACCACACATTATTGTTCCTAATATAGGAATCATCACTCGATCACTATCACTAACATCCTCTAATCCCAAGATGCTTAAAGGGCTAACTTTAAGAACTTTTGCTAATAAAGCGATCTTGTCTCTTTTCATGTTAGCTATATCGCCTTTTTCCCACTTGCTTACAGTTGCTTTTGTAACGCCAATAGATTCAGCGACAGATTCTTGCGATAAATTCAGTTCTTCTCTACGTTTTTTTAAATTAAATGTAGCCATCAATTTCACTCCTATCTTTCTTAGACTTTTATAGAAGTAATTTTACTACTTTTGTATCGTATTGTAAACAGATAGTGTTATAAAAAACATTTTATGTGTATTTTAAGAAACTTTTGTGTTGACTCTCGAATGCACAGGTGCTAATATGAGTATCGTAAACGATACAACAAGAGAGGAGGACATGTTATGCGAGAAGAACTGCTACGTGCAAAAATAGTAGCTAATAAGATGACTATCGAAGAATTCTTAGTTAAGTTGAAAAGCTACGGTATTGATATGAGTAAATCAGCTTTTTATAACAAAAAAAATGGGAACAGTGATTTTACTCGTAACGAAATTCAGGTTATCTCAAAAGCTCTTGGTTTGAACAATGATGAAGTATTAGCTATTTTTTTTAACTGAATGTATCGTAAACGATACAAAAAGGAGGGAGTTCAATGACGGTTAAAATAAACGGAAGTTTGAATCTCGATAGATTAGCTAAGGCTTTGGAAAGGATTCATGAAGAACAATCTGGCGAACGTGTTTCAATTTCAATTCGGAAAATGACGGACGATGAAAGACTTGAATATCAGTCAAAAATTTCTAGTAGTGAAAGTAGGGATAGTGCATGACCTACACAATACAACAAGAGCTGCTAATCGACACCCTAGCCAAAGAAAAAGTTGGAAGATTGCATGACCAGTTACACGATCGCAAAAGTTTACTGAGCGATTCTCAACGAGATCTTTTACTTAGGGATCTCAAAAGGTATCAGGAGTTACTTTATCAATGCCGGTTAAATCGGCAAATAGATTTGAGGTGAGATATATGAAAATTACAATCGAAGCAAAGCCAGAGGAATTAGCAAAATTGCTCCAGGCTATTGGTAGTAGCGAGGAGCAAAAAACAACTGTTTCTATTGATGAGGAACGAGTTGGAAAAACTATTTTTGAAGCCACTCAAGGTAAAGATGAATCAATAGCTCCTCGAAAGTTCAGTCTTGAAGAAGGCTATGGAGACAAAATTAAAAATCCTTACTGAGGGAAGATATGTTTACGAATAAATTCCCAATCTTCTTCAGTAGCACGGCCTTGATAGTTCTTAATAATCTCGCATATGAAAAGTGAATCATTATTATCAAGAACTGTGTTTAGCTTATCTGTCATTTGGTTAGGAGAAAGCGTTGTTTTAACCAACCAGAATGATTTTTGGAGTTTAATATAAGTTCCAAATTCTTTGATAATCTCGAAAACCTTATCGTATTTCTGACCGGGATCATTCAAGTCGTAGCTAATCATAAAAGATTTAAACATTTTTACACCCCCCTTATCAATTATTTCGGCCGACCACTGACTGATAAGGAAATTATACAACAGAAAGGAAATTAAAAAATGACAAATTTAGTAATTATGAAAGATCAGCAAGCAGTAACAACCAGCTTAAATTTAGCTGAAAGTTTTGAGAAGGAACACAAAAACGTAATACAGGCTATTGAATCCAAGATTCAATCGGCTGAAAATTCAGCGCATTACGAAAAAATGTTTGCCTTGGGGTCTTATAGAGATTCTAGAGGAAGAGAACAGAAGATGTATTACATGAATCGGGACGGTTGGACATTTATCGCTGTAGGATTCACAGGCAAAAAAGCAGATGCGTTCAAACTTAAATACATTGAAGCATTCAATCAAATGGAAGATCACATCAAACAGCAGCAACAGATTCCAGATACACCACGAGGGCTTGCATTGCTGGCGTTAGCTGCAAACGAAGAAGCGAGCAAACGTATCGATGAGATTGATGAGCGACTGGTAGATATTGAAGAAAATAAATTGATCACTACTGAAGACAAAGGGACCATCGATCGTGCGGTCCAAAAGAAAGTTTATCAGATCTGTAAAGATCAACATCTTGGTCAAGGCGCAAAAAGCATGTTGTTTCAGGATTTGGGATCTAGCATCAAACAATTATTCGGTGTTCCGAATCGTGGACGCATCAAGGATAAGGATTTCCAAAAAGTTTTGGGGTTCATTGATCATTGGCAGCCGTCATCTGTAACCAAGGAACGAATCAATCAGATTCAAACAGAATTGGATATGGAGGATCGGGCATGATTAAAAAGCTATGTATCTGGTATCTAAGAATTACAGAAACACCCGTATTCCTCAATTTAGAAACGGTGGATGGCGACATCAACCTTGCCGCAAAAAAAGGACCGGTCTTCCTAAGTGCGGATACTGGTCCTTACGGAGTATTCCTTAATTACAAAAGCAAAAGGAAGGTGAGACGGTATGACTAGAGCAGACGCTTTGCGCATCGGTAAAGTCATTGCTGATCGATGGTACAGACACAACAAGCCGTTGATCCAATCAAGACAACATATCGAACGAATGAAAAAAAAGAGCCTACACCAGTTTCCGCCAGTGTAGGCAATGAGTAAAACATTATTAGTTAAGGAGATTATACTATGAATCCATTTGACAGTCTAGGGGCAAGACAATTTCCGCCAGATGAACCAGATCCGATTGCATTTGATTGGCGTGGCAATCCCCTATATCAAGGTGACCTAGTCTATTCCATTGATGATCAATTCATCCATGAGGATGACCTGCTGGAGTACTGCAAATCAAAACTAGGAAAGCCGGTGCCTTTATGACAATAAAAGAAATCGTTTCTTTCGAGGAGCTTTACAACCGAGATCTGACGAATGCAGTTAAGAAGAATGTCCAAAAATACACAGATAAACAAGGAAATCCACAAGAATTTTCTCTTGAATATCTTTCATGGTCATATGGATGGCGTGAAATGAAACGTATTGATCCGGAAGCATCAGAAAAAGTCCACGAATTTCCAATGTTTGATAATCAATTCCGAATGATTGAAGGGGTGACAGTCCCTTATTTAAAAACGCCCCAAGGATTTTTCGTCAGAAACACTGTGACTTTTCAAGGTAAGGCAGAAACCGAATGGCTGCCAATTGTTGAAAAAGCCAAGTATCCAGTATCCAATCCTAATAGTTTTCAAATTAACACTAGTAACAAACGTTGCTTTGTTAAAGCGTTGGCCAAGCATGGATTAGGCTTGTATCTCTATGCAGGGGAAGATATGCCAGAAGATATTTCTAAGCCAGAACTAATTAGTGAAGAACAAGTTGGTTATTTGGATGAAATACTCAAGGTTGTTGCTCAAGCAACTGATACAGATTTTGAAATCCTTGTTGCAAATATACGAGAAAACACAAAAATCCAAACACCATTTGATCAATTAAATAAAAATGAATATGGCACTATTTTGAATTATGCCAATCGGATGAAGCTTAAGGCGGAAAAAGTTCAGAAGGCTAAACCACCTGAACAAGCAGCACCGAAAAAGAATGAAACTAAATCATTTACATGGGGGGAACTATCTGATGAATGAATTAATCAAAACGGACACAACGATTCAGATTGACTATACACCTAGTACCATTGAAATCAAAAATGAAGCAGAGCTGGAAGCGCTGGTTGAAAATACCGTCAATCACTACAATAGTTTGACTTTCAGTGAAGGAGACATTCAAGGGGCGAAAGATGCTCAATCTTCTCTAAATAAAATTATCAAATTGTTGGAAGTAAAACGAAAAGAAGTAAAAAACGGTTATTCTGAGCCGTTAAAAGCATTTGAAGCCAAGATCAAATCATTTGTTGATCAGATGGAAACTGCCAAAGAAGGGATTTCTCAAAGCCTCGAAAAGTTCGAAACTAAAGAACGTGATTCCCGATTGCAGAAAGTGAAAGAAAAAATAGAGGACCTGTGCAATGCATTAGCTGTTGATTCAAGTGAAATCGAAATTCCTGATCGATGGACAAATAAGGGCGCCTTTACTGCTGCTAAGGGTGAGTTAACAAAAGCAATCAGTAAAGAAATAACAGATACCATCAATGAAATCGTTTCTAAAAAACAAACTTTAGCAGCGAACAAACAAGCAGTTGAAAGCTACGCACAGGCTGTTGGCTTAGATCCATTCTCTTGGGTTCGTTGGATTGATCAAGGTCATGAATTGCAAGAAGTCTTTGACCAGATCAATCAAGTGGTTGCTGAACAGAAACAAAAGCTTGCAAAAGCAGCAGCAATCATCGAAAAAGTGGAGAAAAAAGAGACAGCTCCATCAGTACCGATTGATCCGGAAACTGGTGAAATTCAAGAAAAGCCTGCTCAAGAAAAGGAAGTATCAACAAAAGGCAAAGTAGTCACGCTGAAACTTAAAGGCTCGGATGAACAATTTAAACTACTAAATAAAAGTATTGTGCAATTAAGGATCGAAATTGTTGAAGTGACCGAGTGATGCTAGCCAAGATTTTGAAGCAACAGGGGAACAGATTTCTACTGGAAGTTGATGAGAATGTAAATCCTGAACACCTTGAAACGATCCGCAGGGGGCAGGAGGGATTCGCGGAAATCCAGTTTATAGATAATGACCCCAGAAGTGCGAAGCAAAATGCGTTGTCTCATTCATTGATCAAAGATATTGCTGAGAGTGAAAACATTCCACGCTATGAAGCGAAAGAGAAAATGCGACATATCTATCAAAGCACCTACGATTGTGAATTCAGCCATGCGGAAGCGACAAAATCAGAGATGAACCAATGGATTGACTTTCTAATCGAATACGTTGTTGCAGAAGGAGTTCAGTTGCCAAGGCGCTACAACTACCTTCTGGAACACGACAGTTTCTTCTACTTCTGCTGCAAATACCGTAAATGCGCAGTAACTGGTCAATCAGGAGCGCAGATCCACCATGTAACGGCAGTAGGGAATCGCCACAGAAACAAAGTCGATCATCGGAAGTTTCCGTTTGTTGCTTTGAGTTGGAAGTATCACAATATCGCTCACAACTTGGGTCAAGAAGAGTTTATTCAAAAATATCAAATCAAACCAGTCTATTTAGACCAAGAGGCATTGATCAAGATCGGAATTATGAACAACGCCCAGATCATGCGATTTGATGAAGAATACGAAACGGAAGATTTGTTCAAGAAAGCTATTGAGGAGGAGTATCGTGAGTGATCACCGAAGTTATTTTGCGGTAATTCCTGCCAGTGTTAGATATGACGATACTTTAATACCTAACGCAAAACTTTTGTACGGAGAAATTACCGCCTTGTGCAATGAAAAAGGCTATTGCTGGGCAAGTAATGACTATTTCGCCAGTCAGTATAAAGTAGGTAAGTCTACTATTCAAAACTGGCTTAAATCCCTTGAAGATAGGGGGTTCATATACAGAGAGGTCAAATACAAAAAAGGGACTAAGGAAATTGAAGCTAGGTATATCAGAATTCTAGACGGCCCCGCCCAGAAAAATGTAGGGGGTAGCCCAGAAAAATGGGTGACCCCTCACCCAGAAATCTATCAAGATAATAATACATCTATTAATAATACATTTAATAATACAAATAAAGAAGAAGTTGAAACTTCTCCTGTGAAGTATTCTACCGAACACTTCACGCTTGCTTCGAAGCTTAAAAATAATTTGATTAATGATTTTCCAAAAGAAATGAAAAAAGCCAACTTGGAAAAATGGGCAGATGTTATCCGCCTTATGGAGGAAAAGGATGATCGTACGATCAAACAAATTGAGTATGTGATCAATTGGCTTCCTTCAAGTGAGTTTTGGTTTGGCAATATCAGAAGCGCTAAAAAGCTGAGAGAAAAATTTGACAGTCTCAAGTTTGAGATAAAAAAAGAAACAAGTAACCAGAAGCGAATGAAGAAACCTTTTATTCGAGAAGAACCATTGCCTGAAAGGTTTGTTAATCCTGAACCGGAGCCTGAAATTGATCCTGAACGTCAAGCGGAAATAAATGCTAAGGTCCAAGCTTATCTAAACAAAAAGGGAGGTGGTTAGATGAATAAAGAAAAAAGACTTGAAAAAAAGATTCGCCGGCAGCGGATGGTGTACCTTGCAGAAAAAGTCGATCTCGAAAAATACCCGGATGCCAAAAAGGAATGGGAAAAGCTTCGGGAGGATCTCTATGAAGGTGTAAATCCTGAAAAACGTTTAGTTGAGGTTCTCTATAAAGGGGATGTCATTTTTACAGGAAATAAGAAAACCGTTAGTGAGAAATGCAAGAAGTCCAAAGTTACTGTTAAAAATTTAATCCAAAGTGGGAACCCGGATAAACAAGGGCGAATTTACCGCTGGAAGGAGTAACCCCAAAGGTGTCCCACCATTTCATAGGAGGTGTCCCACCTTTTGGCTACGAAGAAAAAAAGACCCAGATACGCTATGGATGATGCAACCATCGAAAAGTTTCAGTGGTTGTGTGTGCAGCATCAAAAGCGATCAAGCAAGAAATTATATCCCAAAGATACATTGAAAGAGTTGATCGACCACGAATATGAAATTCGGAAGAGTTTCGGTTAGGAGTGAACGATGACCAACAAGGAGTCGCTGATTAATAAAATTGTTGGAGATTTAGAAAATGATTTGGATCCAGAACAACTTAGGAAAGTAAATATGCTCCTATTGATGCATTTGGATTCCTTCGACTTAGTTAAAACTTCAACTGATGTAGTGATCTATGATGAGAGATCCGATGCAGCTGCATACCATCAATTTATGGTGTCAAAGAAGATTCAGGGGCTTTCAGACGGAACATTGAAACTTTATATGCAGACGATCAATTTCTTCATGAGTAAGCTTAGAAAGCCGTTTAAAGATATCACCGCAAATGACATCCGATTGTTTATTGCTAACAGGGAAATTCAAGATCGAATATCTAAAGGTACGCTTGCTCGTGAACGTGGCTGCATCGTTAGGTTCTTTCACTGGCTTTATATCGAAGAGTTTATCGATCGAGATCCTGGCGCAAGGGTGGAAAAGATAAAAGTACCCAAAAGGCGCAAACAAGAATTCAGCGAGCTTGAAGTTGAAAAGCTGCGAAGTGCTGCATCTAATGCAAAAGAAACGCTCATCATCGAACTGCTATTGAGTACTGGATGTCGAGTCTCTGAATTGGTTTCTCTAAATTTTAGTGACTATGACCAAGAAAATGATTCGATTGAAGTGATTGGAAAAGGCAACAAGCAAAGAACTTTATACTTTAATGCCAAGGCAAAGCTGGCGTTGAATCATTACTTAAAAGAGGTGCCTCACATCACTGGTCCATTATTTTATGGACAGACGAAAGGGAAAGAAATGACTACTGCCGGAATCCAAAAGTTGGTAAAGCGTCTAGGGGAGCGTGCAGGTGTTTTGAATGTTCACCCACACAGATTCAGAAGGACAGCCGCAACACTTGCGAGAAGACACGGGATGCCTATAGAACTCGTTTCTAGGTTCCTCGGTCATGAAAATATTGAGACTACGATGGCTTACTAGATGATTAATGATGATGAAGTGAAGATCTCCCATCAAAAGTTTGTAAGTTGAGGTGAATAATTTGAAAAGGATTTATTACAACGAATTTTATGCGATTTTAGTGGATGAAACAGCAAGGACCTATCGTTTCATTACTAGTCAAGAAGGAATAGCCTATGCGGATCAAATTGGTGTACAGGCGATTTATCGTAATGCTTTGAACCAAAGGGAAGAGTTTTTGATTGAACTAGGCTATAAAAGAACAAAATAGACAATATATAGTGTGCGAAAATACGTTCCTACAATATATTGTGGATAAAACTGTTGATATGTGCATAAGTCTAAAGGAGGAAATGAAATGTTAGAAGGATTTAAAACTATTGTTATTCAAAATAAGGTGCAATCGGTGCCTAGAGCGGTGTTGAGCAATGGGGCGTTAACAATTAATAAGAGTGCCATCACACGAATCGTTGATAAAGGATTCATAGAAGTGGGTGTTGATCCAAAATCAGGCCAAATCTGTATTTGTGAATCTGGGAAAACAGCTGCATCCATGCTTATTAAAATTCAGAGTTACAAACGTTTCTCTTCAAAAGATTTTGTTCGTCTTGTTTCAAAATTTGTTAAAAACTTTGAAGAAAACAAAAGGTATTATATCCCAGTTGAAGCTAATAATGGTTATTTGATCCTATTCTTTGGTGATGCGGAGGTATCAGAATGAATGAATTAGTCGAGCTAGTAGAACAATGGGCGAAAAATAAGGCGCTTGATAAGGCAGATCCTAGCAAGCAGATGCTTAAAGTTGTCGAAGAAACTGGCGAAGTTGCGGCTGCATTAGCTAGAAATGACCAAGACGCATTACGTGATGGCATCGGAGATGTTGCAGTGACCATAATTATTTTAGCTTTGCAAAACGACATGGATTTATACGAGTGCTTGAATTTCGCTTACGACGAAATCAAAGGACGGACTGGAAAGATGGTCAATGGTGTTTTCGTTAAGTCCAGTGACCTGAAATAATTCCATAATCGGAAGAGATAACGGAACAGGAGGATGGAAAGATATGGCGTTATTAGCGGACGTTAAAGATTTGACTGTTGTCGATAATCATACCAACGACACACATGAATTGTTTGCGGATGTAGACACAGGCTTCATTTATTTCACAACGGTGGATCAGCACGCTATCAAGCAGCATGATATTTCTATGACATTTGAAGAGTGGAATCTTTTTAAGCAAATCATTGATATGGGGATAGCAAAAGAAAGAAGTAAGTGACAGAAATAGTGGAAATGGAGGATTAGATGAAAACATTTAATATCAGCTGGGAGAGAAAGCAGCAAGTATCTATAGATATCGAAGCGGAAACTATTGAAGAAGCTTACGATAAATGGAATAACGGTGACTATGAAGGTAAAGCTGATGTGGATGATGAGGATATACTATCCAATTATGTTGACATAGATGGAGATTCTTATTATTTAGATCACTTTGAAAAAGTCAGATTTGGTAGTCAGTAATCCACCAAGATAAAGGATTAAAGAAAAAAAGAAGCCATGAAGGCTTCTCAGGAGAGTGCTGTACGATTCTTTAAAGAAATCAACAAGAATCTGAGATATACAAAAATGCTTGTAACATTTTTAATCTCAATCACTGGACTTACATCTCTGTAGTTTTAAGTGATTACCTCCTGTCTAAATTATACCATAAAGAAGATAATGAACAAGGAAGTGCATAATCAGAATTATTGAACAATCTGATTTGATAGTAAATGATAAAGAAATTAATTTTAACCAAATTCTTCATCTTGAAAAGGATTATAAGGACTGATTGATTCTATATGATTTGGAACTTTTAATTCAAAATTAAAAACGCCTCTAGAAGTATGGATCTTAAGATCATGATTATCCATTTTAAAGAAATCTTCTGAATAACTAAGATTGAAAAAAATATTTCCTCTTACACTTGTATATGGATCGATAGTAAAGTTCGGTTTTAAGTAATTTATTGGAGAATCTGGGCTACCTAAAGATGTTTTAGAGGTTTCGCTAGTTGTAACTAAATAATAGTTTCCGCCATCCACATATGAATCATAGGACAAAGCATCATTTAGTGTGAAACTGATTATTGAAATGGGGAGAGAACTATTATTTGTAATTAGCACTTCTGATAGTATTCTATACTGATTACCAGAGAATGGATCGGGATACTTTGGAGAACGCTTGGTGTTTGTATACGACCATCCATCAAATGAAAAAGAAAAACTTCTTGCGGCTCTATGATCTTGAATAACGGTGATAGAAGCTCGTTCTTGATAAAAAACTCTGTAAGCTAGAACAAAAGATATTATTAAAGAAAAAAGACTGACCAGTATTTCCAATATAAAACTTCCTTTCAGAAAATTATTTTTTAAACATTTAATTTATTTTAACAAATAGACTCAAAGTTGGCTAACATCAACTGTCTCTACTGTAAATAGTTAAAAAATGTTGTCTTGATTTATTTCATTTTGACTATTTTTTTATCTAATATTTAAACTTTAATTTGTCAATTGTCAGCGATAGCTGATTGTCAGAGAGGTGATAAAAATCTTAGCTACTGACTATATAGATTCTCATAAGGATAAGAATGGGAACGTGCCGATCCTACTGAATTGTGGTGTGAAGCATAAGAACAGAATTATAGTCCTAAAGGTATCAGCTGATTTTGCAAAGTGGATTTTCTTAACATCGGGAACAGGCGCTTACTACACAAGTGCAATAAGGACCGTTGACAAACAAAATGTATTCGGAGTAACAGAATTATATGCCGATCATTTTCCAAACATGAGAATAGAACAGGAGGGATAAGATGAATAAGCAAGATCCAATACCGAAAAAAGGAACTTTAAACGACTCTCAACATTGGCATCTAGGTTTATTAGTAACACTCTATCATAATCATAAAGTGGATCAAGGCTATCCTTATTACCTAGCTTTACAAGATTATTTTGCACGGGATGATGGCCCTGAGATTGAAGACAAGGAGTTTGCTCAAGTAATAAAAGTATTTAGCAACTATGTGTTGAGTGAACTGGAGAAAGCCAATGAAAGTTAATCAGTACACAGTACTAGCCATTGTATCAATACTACTAACGATCGCAGGCCTAAGTTGGCTATCCTATACAATAATGGACCAGCAAAAGCAGATCGTGAAGCTAGAACAGCAACTGCAGCATGAGCAACTAAAATACAAAATGCTCTATCGTGATCCAGTAGTTAGAGATGCGATTGAGAGTGGAGGGTAAGATATGGAATTTATGATCACCTTAATATTAGTGATAGTTCTCGGATACATTCTTTATCGATTTGAGGTATATATCTATAAAAGGGGTATATCAAAGGGCTTCGAAGTGGCGATTGAATCTTTAGAAGAGATTGAAAGTTACGCTGAGCATTTACTGGATGAACAAGAGCCAGAAAGTTATCGATTTTATTATGCTAAAGGAACCCACGATGCTATCGAACAAGTAAGAGGGATAGTAACAAACTTTAAGAAATATTTGGAGGGTAAGTGATTGGAAATTAATGTGCATGAATTATCAGATAAGCAATTGGATGAATTAGCGCTAAAAATTCGTAAAGGAATTCAAAAAGACAGGGAATATGAGAAAAAGCAGTTCAAGAAAAGAGCTTTTCACAATGCAAGGTTGCTGATGAACAACTACCACAAGTTGAAAGCCCATAGTGAAGCCGTTGAGGAGCATGTAGAAGAAGTACAAGGCACATTTTGGGAACATAAGTGGTTAAACCTAGATTTGTTGATGCAGAATAAAGCGAAATCTGTGAAGTTAATGAAACATGTTGATATATGCTTAGAAGCTTATAAAGAAATTTGTCTTTCAACAGGTAAGCCAGAAGACAAGCGCAAGTGGCGCATTATTAACAAAAAGTTCATTGAGCGTCCATTGTTGAACGATGACAAATTGGCAGAGCAATTACATGTTGATCGTTCTACTATTAGTCGCAACTGCAAAGAAGCGCTTGAAGATTTATCAGTAGTGCTATTTGGTATCGACATGATTAACGATTGGTAACCCGATGCACAAAACATGCACACACATGCAACAAATCCAGTGATAAAATAGTAGTATAGAAACTTGTAAATAACAGGGCGCACTCCTTTATGATCAGTTGGCAGACCTACTTTCGTGATTCTCCTTTTAGCGCCCTGTATTTAATTAAGACGGCACCCAAAAATTTAAAATGAATGGAGTTGAACACACTCCTTATCTTCATTCGCTAGCCGTCTTAAGACAGGAATTGGCTCAGTTTGGTAGAGCGCTACTCTTGGGCAGTAGAGGTCGTAGGTTCAAATCCTGCATTCCTGGTTGGGAGTTGTCGATTAGATTACTCACATGATCTTTGATACTTCCTACTAGAGTATAAACAAGGTTGAAAAGCGGTCCGTTTGTGGGCCGTTTTTTTGTTGGTAAGTTATTCTTTTCTTGCTATTATGTAAGTAAGGGAGTGATTGTATGGATTTTAATTTTAACGAACAAAATGATCTGTTGAGGGAATCTTTAGAACAAGTGGCAGAATCAAAACGTAGAAGAGAACAACTGCAAGATGAAGCGAATAAGACAGCTATTGAGAGTAAAGAGATACTCTTAGAAATTGCTGAAAACACAGCTTATTTAAAGAAACTTGTAGAAATAAATAGAGAGACACAGTTAAATACAGAAGAGTTAAGTTATGTCATGCGAGATATATATGATGTTGCAAAGGCGAATAACAAAGATGAGGCAGATAGTTTATTTAAAAAAGCCTTAGATACTATTAATGGTTCTGGGGAAATTGCGGGCAATATCGTTAATTTGATATCTTTGTTGACAGGGATATATACAGTAGTAAATACGATTAATTGACCTCAACTGAGGTCTTTTTTTATACATAGAATTACAAAACAAACATAAATTGTGAGGTGAGACCGTGGCAAAGTATTCAGAATGGATAACAGAAGAGGGTTTATTGCGGATTGAAGGCTGGGCCAGAGACGGTCTTGCCGATAAGCAAATTGCTGAGAATATTGGTGTAGCATACTCGACTTTCAGAGAATGGGTAAAAAAATTTCCGGCACTTTCGGCATCCTTAAAAAAGAGTAAAGATGTGGCGGATCGGCAAGTCGAAAATGCTTTGTTTAAAAGAGCTGTTGGATTTGAGTATACAGAAGATACTTATGAATTAATAGCTGATAAAGGACAAAAAAAGCGGCATGAAAATATTCAAGACTTAACTGAACACCAATGGGAAATTTCCCTAGCCTTCTTTGATCATCGATGTGTATATTGTGGAAAAGATGGGGAATTAACGAAAGACCACTTAGATCCTTTAAAAAATGGTGGAAAACTAACTTTCACCAATGTGGTGCCTGCTTGCAAGTCATGTAATTCCAGTAAGAAAGATCATCAATGGATGGCTTGGTATCAAAAACAAAAATATTATGACCAACAAAGAGCGCGCAAAATCACCGAATATGTCAATTTTGCAATGCTTCTTCCAGATAAAAAAGAAAAAACTGATACTAGGCTTGTTGTAACAAAGAGAGTTACCAAACAAGTTGCACCAGATACGGGAGCAGCTGCTTTTTGGCTTAAAAATCGTAAACCTGAAACATGGCGAGACAAACACGAAGTCGAACATTCAGGTGGCGTGGATATTTCTGGAACTGCCGAAAAGCTGCGTGATCGTTTAAAGCAAAGACGTGGTCCAGATGGCTGATGAACTATTAACCTTCGATGAGATCGTCGATATGCTAAATAATGAACCAATAATATTTGGCATTGAAGCTGGATTTACAGACTTGACCGATATTCACAATGATTGGCTCAAGTCTTTTTTATTTGCTGAAGATGATCAAACACTTTTGGCACATCGAGGTTCCTACAAAACGACGACGCTTGCTGTAGCGATAGCTTTGCTGATTGTAATTGAACCGAATGACAATATCACTTTCTTTCGAAAAACAGATACGGATGTAATAGAAATTATCAAGCAGGTTAGTAAAATTTTACAGACCCCAATGATGCAATTGTTAGCTAAAAGTATTTATGGGATCCATTTGACACTAACTAAAGACACAGGAAGTGAAATCGATACAAATCTTCACACCGATGCAAAAGGTGTCTCTCAGTTAGTTGGATTGGGAATTAAGACATCGATTACTGGAAAGCACTCAGGAAAAGTGATCACGGATGATATTGTAAATATCACTGATCGCATATCAAAAGCGGAGCGTGAAAAGACAAAGCTTCAGTACCAGGAATTACAAAACGTCAAAAACCGAGGCGGTCGTTTCATCAACACGGGAACACCTTGGCATAAAGAAGATGCTATTGGATTAATGCCAAATGTGAAACGTTTTAATTGTCATGAAACTGGGCTAATCACTAAAGATCAGCTGCAACATTTAAGAGATTCAATGACATCTTCTCTCTTTGCTGCAAATTACGAGTTGAAACATATTGCTGATGAGGACGCAATGTTTAGATCACCCAAATTTACTACTGACATCGAAAGCATATTCAACGGTGTGGCCCAAGTCGATCCAGCATATGGTGGAGCTGACGGCACAGCATTCACGATATTCAAGTTTTATGATAACAAAATTGTGGGATATGGTAGACGGTGGGATAAGCACGTAGACGACTGTATGGCAGAAATTGTGGCAGACCACAAAAAATACAGAACGGGAACTTTATACGTAGAAAACAACGCTGATAAAGGCTATTCAGCTAAGAATTTCAAATCATATGGCCTGATCGTCAGCGATTATCATGAATCAATGAATAAGTTCATGAAAATCGTTTCCTACTTACGTCAGTATTGGGGACAAATTGAATGGCTAGAAGGCACTGATCCAGACTATATCAATGAGATTCTTGATTATACTGAGAATGCAGAACATGATGATAGTCCAGACAGCGCAGCTTCATTGATTATGAGGATAAAAGGTAATAGCGGCTGGCTATTTTAGAATTAAAAACTATCAAATAGGTTCTTTGCAGGATGATTATTCAAAATATAATCGTCAAATTTAGCGATCATAATTCTGACTTTATCATTCTCGGGCTGCAAACCATTATAAACTTCATCAATAGATAATTCAGTTTGAATTGCTAGTTGATTTGGAAAGATGTGTATCCATTTGTTATCCGTAGACATTTTTTCTAATTTAGAACGAATTTTTACTGCCATCGAACTATTTACATCTGAGCCAATTTCAAATGTTACTAAATAATTATTCATAAATTCCACCTCACTTTCTATAAATGAATTATACCAAATGAAAGGAGTGATTCTTCATTGGATCCAAAATATTTTTTATCTCAGGAACCCAAGACGTTAGCATCTGCAGTGCAACAAGCAGTGAATTCAGATCGCACAGCAAGCTATAAGCGAAAAATGCGTAAGGGTGTCGATTATTACCAATATAAACATGATATTTTGCACTTCCGATTGTTCTATATGGACAATGAAGGGAAAGTACATGAAGAGACGTCAAGAAGCAATATCAAAATACCACATGGGTATTTGACAGAGCTTATTGATCAAAAGGTCCAGTACTTGTTGTCAAATCCTGTTGAAATCAAGACGGAACAAAAAGGACTGCAAGAATTACTTGATCAGTACATTGATGAAGACTTCCAGCTGATGCTGCAAGAATTAGTCGAAGGGGGAAGTCAAAAGGGCTATGAGTTCGTTTATACAAAGCTAGGTGAGGATCGCTTGTCTTTCCAAGTGGCTGATAGCCTAAAAGTAATCGAAATTTATGATGCAGATTACAACTTGATTGCTATTATTCGCTATTACGATACCGACATCTACCAAGATGGCAAGACGGTTCGTGTCACTCGTTCGGAGTTATGGGATAGTGAGAAAGTCTGGTACTTCATTAGCGAAGGCGGCTATCTGCAAAGTTTCAAGCTTGATCCTAAGTTAGAGGTCAATCCTTTGTACCATGACACAAGATTGAACCCTGAGACCAAAGAAGCATATGGGCGATCGATTGGGAATGCGCTTGGTGTTGCTGATTTTATTCCCTTTCTGAGGTATGACAATAATAAATACCAAACTACTGATTTAGATCCAATTAAACCATTGATTGATGACTACGATTTAATGGCCTGCGCATTGTCCAATAACCTACAGGACTTTGATCAGCCATTTTTTGCTGTCAAAGGCTTTAATGGTGACGGTTATGAACAATTGATCAATAACCTACGATCGCGCGGAGCCGTGGGTGTTGGAGATAACGGCGGCCTTGATGTCCATACTGTCAACATACCGGTAGAGGCTCGAAAAGCTAAATTGACGGTTGATAAAGAGGGCATTTACAAATTCGGTATGGGATTTGATTCCTCACAGGTGGGTGATGGCAATGTTACCAACGTGGTTATCCAGTCCAGATACACCTTGTTAGATTTGAAGTGTAATAAAGCAGAAATCCGCTTGCGTAAGATCATCAAACAAATGCTTGAACTGGTCGTTGCGGATATCAACCAGCGTAACAATACTGCTTATGATACATCTGACCTCGAAATCATAATCACTCGTGACACTATGATTGATGAGACGGAAGTCGAGGAACGTGAGAAGATCAAGGCAGAGCGCAAACAAATCGAAATTGATAATATTTTGAATGCTGCAGTCCGCTTGGATGATGAAACAGTACTCAAATACATTTGCGAAGTCTTTGATCTTGATTATGAAGAGATCAAGAAGCTGATGGATGAACAAGACTATGAAGAGGATGTGATTCCTGATGTCGAAGTACCAGAAGGAAATAGAATCTCTACTCAATAAGTCCGAATCAAATATCAATCAAGAGCTGCAAGCATTGTATAAAGAGTTAGCAAATGAAATTACTCAAGAAATTATTACCTTAGCCGAACAAATTGAAAAAGATGATAATTTTAGTAAAAAGCTTCAAAAGGAGCGCCTTGAGTCTATTCGTAGTCAACTGTATGCGAAAGCGAATCAGCTTGAAGGTGATCAACAAACAAGCATATTTGATTTTTTGACTCATGATGCAGGCACTGCATATAACGAACTCTTTTACGAGTTTGAGATGAGCGAGAAAATACCTCTTTCCTTTGCTATGCTGACAGAAAAACAAATAGCTACAATAATCAATACACCAGTTGCAGGCAGGAAGCTTTCAACTCGATTAAAGGGTAATTCTACTAAGATGAAGAAAAACCTTAACAGAGTGCTTACAAGGGGCTTTAGTAAAGGATGGTCAACTCAAAAGATGGCTGCTCAAATAGCTGAAATCGGTGGCGCCAATTATCGAAGAGCCATGAATATAGCTCGAACGGAATCAGGGCGTGTCACAAGTGTCACTCGTCAGCAGTCACAACAGCATGCCAAAGATCTTGGAATAAAAGCTGAGAAAAAGTGGGTATCAACACTAGACGGCGATACACGTAATAATCATCGGAAATTAGATGGTCAAATCCGAGCAATCGATGAATATTTTGAAGTTGGCGGTTTGAAGGCTTTGCAGCCGCATATGTTCGGTATTGCCAGTGAGGATTGCAACTGTCGATGCCGTACAATCAATGTGATCAAAGGATATGAGCCAAAACTGAGGCGTGACAATGCAACTGGTGAAGTTTCTGCTTATAAGAATTACCAAGAGTGGATAAAAAGTAAGAGGGAGGAATAAGCATGAAGGACTTTCACGAAGCGGTTTTAACTTTAAAAGTACCAATAAGCCTCGCAGGTGCGTACAAAAAGGCTATTGAAGATGAAAATAGTCGATATTTTGTTAAAAATGAACTGAAAGACTCAAACGGCGATGTCACACTTTCGGAGATCAAACCTGTATGGAAAGGCAACCATGTGAGTGTACAAATTATTGAGTCTTTCCCTGAATCGACTTTGAAAATTGCTATGATCAGCCATACTTTACCTAATTTGCAACAATCCGTTAAATGGTATGAGGCGAACGGAGCTACTGTAGTTTATAAGAGCTGGGAGGAAGAAAAATGAATCAAACAGAGGCTGGCACAAAAGATAAGAAACCAAGTCTTTTTATTAATGGCACACCTATTACAGCGGGGCAACCATGTGAACCAACTATAATTATCGGAAAACACAAAGTAGATGTACAAACATTGGGAAAACTGATTGAGTTTGCTCAAAGCGGTAAATTAGATGAAATTATGTCATCTGAAGATTAAGGACCCGAATAGGTCTTTTTATTTTGTCCTGAATCATGACGCTATAAACTGGTTCACACTGTATTCGGCAGTATATCCGAAAATCCTAAGCGGAACCGACCGCTATATAAATGGTATGGGAGGAAAAGAACATGGAATGGATCAAAAGTATTTTAGAAAAGCATCGTAAGGAAGATGGCACTGTTGATTTGGACGCGGCTAACAAGGAAATTGATCAAGAATTTCCCAAGAATGCTGTTCCTAAGGATCAATACAACAATCTTTCTGACAGTTTGAAGACGGCCAAGGACACAATCAAAAGTTTAGAAGACAAGACAAAGGATAATCCGGATATCCAGAAAGAGCTTGATACTTACAAAACAAAGGCGCAAACTCTTGAAACTGAAAATAACCAACTGAAAATTGATTCTCAAGTGGAATCTGCACTACGTTCTGCTGGTACTAAGGATTTAGACTATGCCAAATTCAAACTAGGATCCTTGGAATTAGACAAAGATGGTAAGGTCAAAGATCTAGATAGTCGAGTGAAAGATTTACAAAAATCTATGCCTGACTACTTTCAAGATAAGTCTGATGACAAAGATAAAGATGCTGCTAAGGACAAACTAGGTGGCTTCCAACGGATTGATGCAAAACCGGGAGACGGCCATCAATCTAAAAATGAACCTACATCTATTCGTGAAGCAATGGCACAAACAATGGAAGAACAACAAAATTAATTAAGGGAGGGCATACATTATGCCAGTTACATTAGAGCAAGCAAAAGCAACCATGCAAGACAAAATTATCCAATCAGCAATTGACGAATTCCGTCGTAGTTCATTTCTGTTAGATCAGTTGACGTTCGATGATGCTGTATCCCCTGGTACTGGTGGATCTACACTGGTTTATGGATACACTCAATTGAAAACACCATCAACTGCTGGCTTCCGTAAAATCAATACGGAATACACACCAAATGAAGCGGATCGCCAAGACAAATCTGTTAAATTGAAAATCTTTGGCGGATCGTATGAGGTTGACCGTGTGATTCAAAACACATCTGGTCAATTAAATGAATCAGCCTTCCAAATGGAACAAAAAATTAAAGGGGCTGCAAACCTGTTCCACTACACTGCAATCAACGGTGACTCTGCAGTTGATGCGGATAGCTTTGATGGTTTAGACAAAATGTTGACAGGTTCATCTACAGAATTGGGAACTGATGCAGTGACTGATTTAACAGACGTAACCATGACCAAATACAAAATCTTGGAAACATTGGATGATTTCTTGTCAGAATTAGATGGCAAACCAACAATGTTGCTTGGAAATAACAAATTGATCAACATGATTCAGTCTGTTGCACGTCAAGCAGGCTATTTCACACGTACTGAAGATGCTTTTGGTAACAAAGTCGGGGGATATGACAATATTCCGTTGGTTGACTTGGGCTATTTCTACAATGCCACTACCAAAAAAACGGATCCTATCGTTGAAATCGTTGAGCGCACGATCGGCGAAGATACAGTTGGCGGCTTGACTGACCTATATGCCCTATCATTAGGTTTAGATGGTTTCCACGGTGTTACACCACTTGGAAGTGCTGGTATTACAGCCTATATGCCTAATTTCACAACGCCTGGTGCAGTTAAAAAAGGCGAAGTAGAAATGGTTGCTGGTGTAGCACTGAAGCAAACACGAAAAGCCGGCGTGTTGCGTAACTTGAAGGTTAGATAGGAGGATAAATCATGCAAATCAAAGCACCTAACAAATCCTATACTGGTGAGTCTTTTGGAGTCATGTTTCAACATGGAGTCGGCAAAACTGATGATCCGTGGTTGATTTCTAGATTCAAAGAAAAAGGCTTCATCGTTGAAGAAGAGCCTGAGGAAGTCAATACAGCTGATCTGGAAAAGCAAATCGCCAAACTGGAAGCTGAAAACAAAGCATTGAAAAAGCAGGTCAAAGAATCAAAAAAAGATACAACTGATGCTGCTGCAAAAAAAGAGGATGGCAAATAAGCTGTCCTCTTTCCTTTAGAGAGGAGACAGACTTATGATCATTTCCTTGGAAGATGCAAAGAAGATTTATCCTGATGCGACGCAAGAGGATCTAGATGGTATCGAAAAATCAATTCGGATGCTGACTAATAATCCTTTTCAAAATCGGAAGGTTCGTTATAAACAAATACGATTTGAAAACGAAACAACTATTGCTGTCTTGGGTGATGTCCAAGGTCTTAGGGCAGAGGACACTGTTCAAGTTTCAGGCAGTAAGTGGAACGATGGTCTGTATATTGTGAGCGATATCGATGGGCAACTAATTAATCTGGAAGGCAATCCAAGATTGTTCACGGGTACAGATTCAGATGCGTTTTTGACCAAAATCGAGTATCCGGCAGATATATTGTCAGGGGTTAGAAAACTTTTGTCCTATGATGCTAAAATGCGCGATAAAGTTGGATTGAAATCCAAGACTGTTTCTCGAATGTCTGAGACTTACTATGATCAGAACAGCGGTGAGTCAGTCAATGGCTATCCAGCTGCTTTAATGTCTTTCATTAACAAATACAAGCTATTGAAATGGTAGGTGATTCGATGTTTCCCTTTGAAATCAGACGTGAACAGGAAACTGGTGAAAAAGATGAATTGAATCAGCCTATCGTTGAATGGCAGACGGTACACAAGCCTTTAGGTTGGCTGGATATGATCACGGGTTCTGACGAACAGACATATCAGAATAGCCTTCTGGCAACGTCTAGCCATATATTTTTAACGGAAGATACAAGGTTTGAAATCTTATCTACCGACCGCATCCTCAACCCAAGATCAGGCATTGAATACGAAATAACCTATGTCGATGATGTGATGGAGTTATCTGATCACCTTGAAATTTACTGCAAGAGGTGGGCTTGATGAAATTTCTTGATCACTCCGATGAAGCCAAAGAAGTATTGAAACAAGCAACTATCCAATGGCTGTTTCAAGCATGCATGCTAGTTGAGGGGCAAGCCGTAGCATTAGCGGTTGTTCATACATCTAGACTAAGGAATTCCATTGATTATGTTGTTGATGAGGCGGAATTGATCGGTTATGTAGGAACAAATGTTGAGTATGCCATTTATGTAGAAATGGGTACTGGTGAATTTGCTGAAAATGGAATGGGCCGTAAAGGAGGTTGGGTGTATCAAGATCCAAGTGGGGAATGGTTCTTCACTTGGGGGCAAGAACCCCAACCCTATTTACGCCCAGCTTTTCGTAAAAACAAATCACAAATAGAAGCGTTAGCAAAAGAAATATTCGGAGGAATTTAGCTGATGAGCCAACGTATTGATGTAATCAACTATTTAACGGGGCTTTTCAGTGAAATTGTCCCCGAAACACATTACCTAAAGAACAAAAATAAAACTATTGCATATCCGTATCAAACCTTTTCTCTGACTGGTGAGCCCACTCATTTTTCAGGGCAGGGATTTTACATTGATATTGATCTGTTTGATAACAACAAGAGCGACGTAGCAATCGAAAAAGCATTGTCATCAATGATGGAATCATTTAACAATGAGCCTTTCTATCAAGTGACAGATAAGTTTTTGGTTCAGATACAGTATGACGCAGACAATGATGTGCCAACTGGATCAGACACTTTGCAACGTCGGAATATAAGGCTTTATGCCAAATTTGATTGGAGGATTTAGAATGGCAATTACTAGCGAGACTTTACCTAAAAGCGGCTATACTGCTGATACACCCAAGCGCTACCTTTTAAATGCAGGTGCGTTAGTTCGTAATTTAACCTGGGATGCTACGGCTAAAAAATGGACATATGATCTCCTTGGTGCAACAAGCGGCGGATCTAAGTTGTCGCTTAAAAATAATCTACGCCAAGTGGAAGTTGATGGTGTATTTACCACACCAGTAGGCGGCGACATGATCGAATCAAGCGAAGGGACCTTTGAAGTGAATGTCATTGAACACACTCGTGACAACGTCAAGATGGCCCTTTTTGCTGATGTGGAAGAATCGGATGACACAAAATATCCAGCCGGATACGATGTGATCACTCCTAAGCAGAAAATTGAAGAATCGGATTACATTGAAAATCTTGGTTATATCGGCACAATTAGCGGATCGGATAAGCCAGTTATTATCATCATGGATTTTGCTATCTGCACTTCTGGATTGGAATTTGAAGTGAAAGACAAAGCAGAAGCGATTTATCCGCTGACATTTGCTGCTCGTACGCCAATGGACGATGTGACTACTACCTCCTTACCTGTCAAGATCCTAATGCCCAAAGAGCCTGAATTAGAGCCGTAGAAAGGATGAGTACATTTGAAATATAAAGTAGTTTATCCATTTATTGAAAAAGGGGTCAAATATTGGTCAGGTGATATTTATACCAATGAAGACAAAAAACGAATCAAAGAATTATCTACTGAGAATAACAAACTGAAAAAAGTGTTAATTAAACCAATCGATGCTGCTGGATCAAAGAAATCATCGGTTGAAACAACCAAAAAAGTAGACGGTGCACCAGAGGAGGAAAAAGCCAAATGAGTGAAACCAATGATCAATTAAACATCGAACAGATTGAAGCTGCGAAAAAAAATGCTGAAATCAAAGCGGCTGAAAAGAATAATAAGATCAAAGAGCGGCTGTTGGGGTATTCCATGCGTGAACTCCAAGCCGATGATTTATTCAAAGTGATCGAAATTGTGCAAATATTGAATGTCACTGAATTAGTCACTGAATTTTTGAAACAAAAAGATGCTGCTAAAATTCAAACTCAAAAAGCGCAAGGTTTGGCATTGGTAGCTAGTAAAAAATCTGAGGGTGAACAAGAATCGCTTACAGAGCAAGTGAAAGCTATCCAATCAGATATCTCAGCACAAAGCTTCGATTTAGTAGCTAAGGCAGCGAAATTCATTATGAGCCATTCTAGTGAAATTAAAGTTGAACTAAATGGTCTTTTAGCAGATTTGACTGGTAAAACACCTGAAGAAATTGGAAAAACAAATATTGTTACCTACGGATTGCTGGTGAAGGATTTTTTCTTAAAGCCGGAATTACGAGAAGCGTTAGAATTGCTCTTTTAATTCAAAATCATGGTGGCATGCATAAGTTTAGGGACACGTTATTCAAAAGATATAATGATGTCTCTTTTTTGTTGTCCACGATCAAGTGGAAAGACTTGCCCGAATTTCTATCCGTGCTATTCGATGGTGAATTTGATGATCAACTGTGGCAAATCTATCTATCTAATCCGTTTCGTACTGATTCATTTGGTGATTTTAAACAAAAAATCATTGAAAGTGCTAAACCAAAAGAGCAGGTAGAAACAGAGGCTCAAAAAGCCGCTAAAAAAGCATTAGCAATGCTAGATGACATGGGAGGTGATGGCTTTGGCGTTTAATGTCTTTGAAATGTTTGGGACTATTGATGCTGATAACCAAAAAGCAAATGATGCCATTGACGAAACAACAGGCAAAGCCGAAAAATCAACTTCCATGTTCAGCAAAATTGGCGGCGGTCTGAAAGTAATCGGTACTGGTATGGCGGTTGCAGCTGGTGTAGCAGGAGCGGCTGCAGTCGGCCTAAGTCAAAAAGTCATATCCGCATACGCTGATTACGAACAGCTTGTTGGTGGGGTAGATACGCTGTTTGGTGATGCATCTAAAAAGGTGCAGCAATTCGCCGATGATGCATTTCTAACAGCTGGTCTATCAGCAAATGAGTACATGGAGACCGTCACAGGCTTTAGTGCTAG